GTACGCGACTGCCTCTGCAGCAAGAAGACGAAACATATGATAGACTTGTCGCCGGCAGCATTCATGCGACTGTCCACGTTGGCAACAGGCAGTGTGCTGGTTACAGTTAGGAGGGTTCTTGATGTACGATACGGAGGACGCTGACATCGGAGTGGGCGAGTGCCCCATCTGCGGCAAGTACCGCAAGCAGATTGACGCCGGCACCATGAAGCCGTGCTACATGTGGGATAGAGTTAAGGAGGCGGACGATGAGCAACAGGGATAAGTACTTCCGGGAGAGGACAAGGATTGGCAAGCTCGAGGCAGCTGCCATCAGGTTCGCCCTTACGCTTGGGCACGAGCCCAAGCTGGTAGCTGATAGCCGTCAGGCCACGTCGGTTGGATGCTACAGCTGTGACGCATGGGGCTGCGTAGAGATTGAGAGTAAGATAGAGATAGTGCACGGCGATATCTTTGAGGAGACATGCGGCACGACAGTACTAGACAAGGAGGTAATCTATGCATCAAACCCCGCACTCTATTGAGGCAGAGCGCTCGTTACTAGGGTCGATCCTTATCGACCAGGCTGTGCTTTCTGAGTTCGAGCTAGCGCCGGACGACTTCTACGATCCACGCCACGTTAAGATTGCGCGTGCCATCGTAGATGTTCACACGTCTGGAGCTGCCGTCGACATCGTTACTGTGTCCAATGCACTGGCCACATCTTCGGTGCCGATGCTGTACCTAGCTGAGCTTACTGATGGCGTGCCTACGTCTATCCATGCGCATAGCTACTACGAGATCGTAGAGCGCATGGCTGTGCTGCGTGGCCTGGTCAAGGCAGGCACTGAGATTGTCGAGAGCGCATACAAGATGCCGGAAGACCCAGCTACTGCCATTGATGAGGCGGAGAAGATCCTCTTCCGCATCGGCAACAAGCGCCGGGCTGCACGGTGGAACGATGCGCTTGACCTGATGAACATGACCAAGGGTAGGGTGAAGTCCATCGTCATCGACGGGCTACGCCCAGGCGTACGCTCAGGCATCAGCCAGATCGACGCCATCACTGGTGGCTGGCAGAAGTCTGACCTAGTCATCCTCGCCGCACGCCCAAGCGTGGGCAAGACGGCATTGGCTACCAGCATGGCGCTGTCGGCTGCCATCTCAGGCAAGAAGGTGGCTATCTTCTCCATCGAGATGAGCGCTGAGCAGGTGGGCGCACGGCTCCTGTCGTCAGCGTCAGGTATCCCGCTCGCTGCTATCCGCAACGGTGGGCTAGACATGGTGCAGCTCAGCGACCTGGAGGACTGGGCCACTACGGTGTCGAAGCTAGGCATCTACGTTGATGACTCGCCAACTGCTAGCCCATCTGTGATGCGCTCGAAGTGCCGCAAGATTGCAGCTGAGCGTGGCGTTGACCTGATCATCGTCGACTACCTGCAGCTCATGGTCCCTGACCGCAGCGGCAAGGATCAGAACAGGGTCAACGAGGTAGCCGACATCAGCCGTGCACTCAAGGGCATCGCTCGTGAGCTGGACGTGCCGATCATTGCGCTGTCCCAGCTCAGCCGCATGAGTGAGTACCGTGATACCGGCGAGCCCCGGCTCTCCGACTTGCGTGACTCCGGTGCCATCGAGCAGGACGCAGACATGGTGCTCATGCTCTGGCGCAAGGAACAACCCGACTTCACCAAGCAGTCTGAGGTAGTCAGCTGCAAGATTGCCAAGCACCGCAATGGTCCGACCGGTGTGTGTGATCTTGAGTTCGTCAAGTCGACCGCAAGCTTTAGGGGGTGACATGTCAGTAACCAAACCGTTGCAACTTTCTATCGACTGCGGATGCTTCGACCTTTGCGACCACGCAATCGAGAGTATCTCTGAGCTTATACAGGATGCCTTCGACGCAGGGTATGACGAGGGCTGGTCGGAATCATTGCAAGGCCTACGCCGGATGATGATTAACGAAGGGGTACCAGGGGCAGAAGATTTAATCGTGCCGCCCCCGCCAGGTAAGAAGGCAGGCGCAGCTATCACCGAGCGTGGCTCGAAGAAGAAAGAGTACTCCAACTAGCCTCGCCATCGTCAGGTCTGGGGCGTTCGGTGCTGCGATAAAATAAAAAAAGTGCCATGGTAGATGGGAAGGACTCATCTACCATGGCGTATCTAATCAGCCGTAGACTATCTCACCGAATAGTCCCAGCTGTACTACTGCATCAGCTCCATCTGCATCCACATGGAACTCATTATCGTTAATGATCTGATACATGTGAGGATACTTCTCGATGAGCAACTTGACACCAGCTCTGATCTTAGCCGGTGTTAGCTGCTCATCTTTGAAGTCATCGTCTTCTGTATCTGATAGAACTACTAGTACTTGGTCGGGTTCAAGAGGATGAACGATGTCATTCTCCCAGTCCTCGTACAAGTACTGCCACTTGTACTCGTCTGCGATAGCCCAGTATCCAATGCCACCTTCGAGTGCTGTAGTGTAAATGTTCACTACCTCTTTGTCGCTTAGCTCTATGTCTAGTATCTTCATGATCCCTCCTATATTATCTGGATAAGGCGTCCGCCTTCGTTGCACTCGTCGTCCGCTGATACCAGCATGACGATGAGTGTACCATCCGGCTTCTTGAATGTGATGGTAGGGAATGGGTTGCTGAACAATGGCGTGCCATCCAGGTCATTGCCATCTACCAACCCACTTACTACTGTGCATCCAATCAGTGGATCAATCATCTCCTTCATGATGTACGCTGTCTCTGCGTCAATGTGTTTAGCACGTTGCTCGTCTTCGAGCTGGCGCATTGCGTCAAAGTTTACCATATCATCCCTCCTTATCTTTCAACATTCTTTGCCAACAATCTTCACAATATATCTTCCAGTCTTCTTCTGATTCAGAAAAGTCAACAACGATGTGACCTTCGTCATACTCTGGTAGCGCTTGGTCACACTCCCAACATACGCGTCTAGTCATATCACTCCTCCTCTAAGAAGCAGTCGTGGCCGTATGTCCACTCTTGCGACTGCTCTTCATCGAGCATATCAAATACCCTATTGCAGTTAGGGCAAATGATTATCATTGCCATTGCTACATCTCTACTATTAATCATCTGACTTGACTCCCTTCTCTGCTTGATGCTCAGCCTCAGCTAGCTTGCGCTCGCATTCAGCAATGGCTGGCTCTACTACTTCCTCAAAGAACTTAGCATACCCACCTGGGTACACATACCCTCCGCATCCATCCAGTGTCTCAGTGCTAGTGCATCCGCACTCTTTGCACTTGTTCTCTGTATAGATGTCGAATCGGAAGACCTCACCCCTGAGGTACGCGTCGAAGTTTTCTACCGCATCACGAAGGAATCCCTCGTACTGATGTGGTAGTAGACTCCATTCGTCTGCGATCTTGCGAGTGATGCATGCGAATCCACACTGCCCGCTATCCCATGGATCATTGTATCCGCCAAGGCTGACGCTGACACCACTGTGTGCCAGCATGAACAGCGGCTGGTAGTACACGATGCTCTCTGCCTTGAGAGCAGCATCGAACTCATCCATTCCATCGCAGACTTCATCAACTGCGATGTGCCTGCCGGTGCCTCTGGTACCAATGATGTAGAAATCGCTACGAATATCTGTTGTATCGTAGTCATAATCTACATGGGTCTCCCACTGGATACCAGACTCTGTCTTGCCACCTTCAATAGCTGTGTTCATAGTCCCTCCTGTGCGTCATGCACATAATGCTTAGCGATTTGATACCAATCTACCATCGGCAGGTAACCAATGAAGATCGCGTCTGATGCTGGGCCATGCAGTTCGTCTCGGTCAATGTGTCCGAAGAACATCTCTTCTGTATAATCTTCAAGCCACTTAGACAATGCATACTTAGCTTGATCTGTATCTACCTTCTCATCGTCTGTCGCATCTTCAAGTTCCTTTAGTGCTTGTTCATAGATGGCATCGCCCATGCCGTCCACTTCTCCAATCCATAATGCTGTGTTCCATGTCTCCCAGTTAGTCCATCCATTGTATGACTTGTCGCACATAACTACTCCTTCCGTAGCGTGTGCCGGATGGGTGGTGAACCACACCTCTAACCCATCCGGCTGCACCCTACTTAGCTATTACTTGACACCCTTTGATGCCAAGAACTTCTTGTCCTTCAACTTCTTGCTGAAGGTGATGTGGACTTCTGCTACTGTGGATTCATACAGATCGGCAGTGTCTGCGCGCTCGGTAAAGTCACAGCCTGGCTTCTGAGTTCGCCACTCACGCAGCAATCCTTCATCGCTCAGAACTGTATTGAATCCATGATAACCATCCCATGCATCATTGATATCTGAGACCTTCATGTCAAGAGATGTAGCAATATTCAGTGCCTTGATATTCCCAGAGACACTGTTGCTATAACTATTACCCTTGGCAACACGCTTGGCTAGTTCAGGCAATGATGCTTGCATGATCAAGCCAATGATAGATGCGCTTGGTACTTCGATGCTAACCTGCTGATTGAACTCAGCTGGTAGGTCCTTGAGCTTAGGTGCTCCGCACTCGTTAGTCTTCTTAGCCATTTGAGACCTCCTTCTTTACTACCTTATAACCAAAGCCTGACTTGTCATCATAGAATGACTCAAGCTTATAGTTGTTGTCGAATGACAACTGTCCGTTCTCAGATTCCACTACCACTTCTAGCAGTGCGATGAGGTTTACAAACTTCATCTTGTCATCATACTGATTGTTGCCATCAATCAGATTGTCAAGACGATTGAGATACATGTCGTATAGCTTGCTAACAAACTTGACATGGCGCATGGCCTGGTCAACATCGTGCTTGCTATATCCGACAAGTTCATCTACCTCATCGATTAGATTGGCTAGGGTTCCCTTGACATCATCAAGTTCTGAGACAGCATCCTTCGCATTGTCTGCTGCCTGATCTGCGCTCCAGCTTGCACTGTCAACGCTAGACTGGACGCTCTCTAGTCCTTCCCTAATGCTATTAATGTCAGCCATTAGCTGCCTCCTCACATTGCTTGCAGCACCACGACACATACAATGATGTGCTTGGTGATGCTGATTCCTTGAGCTTCTTGACTTCACTTACAACTTTGTCAATGTTACCATTAACATAGGTTGAGAAGTGACTGTCAGGAACCTCAGTAAATGTCACGACTTCGATCATTGCACGGTGATCATCACCGCTGCAACTTACGTCGTCTGGTTCAAATACCATATCGTTTACCATAATCACTCCTTTAGTTATTGATATTCATAATGCGTGTTAGTTCACTCATCACCTCCTCTTCGCTCATTGGTGTATCACTTACCTCACGATGCTTGTCAAGCTCATCGTTTGTTGGATATGGTACGGCCATCTCTTCAGCCAACTCATAGCCTAGCATATACAACATCTTGCCAAGCAGATCAAAGTACTGTTCGAGTGCATCGAGTGTACTCTTGGCTGCCTGATCTGGCGTTGCACCATCAGCAATCATCAACTCCTCTGACTTTGAGAACACTTCAGGATAGTTGCTGCGAAACCGTGCTCGCTGCTCTTGAAATGCTTCAAACATAAACCTTCCTGAGATCAGGATGGCTAATGCTTCTTCAGCCTGGTCTGGATTGAAACCAAACTGTAGGTCTACCTTGACCCTGTTGTCTTCCATGTTACCTCCTTGCGGGATATATTCTTCGGGGGGCAGACCCGCGCCGCCTCCGAAGAGAGCGCAGGGAGGGGCCATCGTATTGCCATCGTCAGGCTGCCATCTCCGCTCTCTATTGCTATAAAATGAGGGGCTGCGCTTGGCCTCACCTACCTTGCGCAGCCCCTCGTTGCTACTCGTACTTACCTCCATCACTCCAATGTGATGGAGCATTGTCATTGTACCTAGTATGTCTGTAATACTCTAGCCTATCCTGTTCAGTCCATTCATTCTCTGCAATCCATACTTTGCTCAGGCTTACATTGCGCTTGCGAGCGTATCTCATCAGCTCATTGTACGCTGCCTCAATGTCTACGCATAGACCGCATGATCCATACCATTCTTCTCCGCATAGTTCATGATGCATGCAATCGTATGGCTCGCAACATGTACTCTTGCGGGTAGCTAGCATTGTGTACTCTATAGCCTTGCTAACTGCATTGTTAAACACATGCTTACTTGGCATATACCCTCCTAGTTCCAAATGCTAAATGCTTTATCGGCTAGGATCATGAGCGTCAAGCCCATGACCGTGCCAATAATGGATGCAATGATAGTCCATAGAAATGCTGCAAGATCCATTATCGTACCTCCTCTCTGCCCATATACCATAGGGCTATGATTGTTACAACTACGCCTGCCAGCGCACCTGATATGAAGTGGAACTCACCGAATGTTACGCACATAGTAGTCCTCATTCAATCTATTGAGGCGACTGCGCTCAGCTGCTGCCAGCGCTCGGCGCTCAATCTCATAGGATAGTAGGCGCTTAGGCGCCCACTTGATCTGTTCACCCCTGTAATAGGTGTCTATATGTAGGATACATAGCCTCTTATTACCCTTGACTGTACGTATACCATCATAGGTACATAGCCTTTTACCTTCCATTGCTTGGCAGATCATTGCTCCTCCTTCTGCTTCTTACGCTTGATCTTCTCGAATGTTACCGGATATCCTGCCATGTAATCGTTGAACTTATCAAGGTACTTTTCATACTCAGCTCCTGCTTCATCCATACATTCCTTTGAGCAGAAGCCTTGCATTCCCATTACGCTAGGCTGATCACACCATGGGCAGTTCACTTGTCATCTCCTTTTCAACTATGCTTGACCCTAACCTATTAGGGGGGCAGACCGAACGGCCTACCGCAAGAGAGCAGGGAGAGGGGGTAATACACTGTCTCTCGTCCATACCCCATCCCCTTTGCCTTATCACCATTTCCACATTGTTACTGTGCATGCCATCGTATCCTTCCATGATATATTCATGTTACCATCGCCAGGTTGCCATCTTAGCCGCCCGATGTAAAAAGAGATGGAGGAGGATGACCGTAGCCATCCCCCTCCGTTGCGTGCTCGGCTGCGGCTTACTTGTCGGCTGCCGCTACCTCCACCACGCGTGGCTTGGTCCAGCGTCCGTCGCTCATCCGCTCGCTTGTGGCGAAGATGGTGACCGTCGTCCACTGCGCCGCTGCGAGTGCTGCCGCTACATCACCGCGTGCGATGACTGGGTAGAAGTGCACCTTGCCCTCGTCGTTCACCTCTTCGATGACGACCTGAGCATAGGTCACATTACCACCCTTGTCGTAGGTGATGTCTGCCGTGTCCAGTGCGCCAGTGCGTGGCGCTGCGCTTGGGTGATCGTGCTCGCCTTGCACGATGCCCGTGATCTTGGTTAGAGCCATTGGCTCCTCCTTCCCGCGACGCTTGACGCCGCGATCTTCGGGGGGCAGTACATCCGCCCCCTCAACAAGGCGAGCCCCGTTCTCCCCCCCGTGCCGCCAGCGTATACTGTGTTCCGCTGCCCGCTTCGGGGGGCAGTCCCGCAGGCTGCCCGATTTTGGACCAGGGGTCCCACTCGGGCTTTCCTGCGGTATGCCTCGTGTTGTGGGGTTACCCAACCTCCGGACTGGACATACCCATGTGATAAGGAACCTTAATGTTGGTAAACCCGTGACACGATTGGATATAAATAGAGGGTGATAGATATACCCTCTAATACGGTTTTACGGGTTATAAATAGAGAGTCTATACCCTCTTAGAGGGTGCACCAGAAAGGCAACATGGCAAAGATTCCAGATCCAAAGGAGATCCAGGCCCAGATCGACCGCCTAGTCAACAGGACCGTTGACGAGCAAGTCGAAGGTAAGCCTGCTAAGGCTGCGCCCTCCAAGGGCACGGCCAGCGCTTCCTTTGCCAACGTAAAAGAAACTCCGCGCCCACAGGCGGAGACACCTACACCCCCAGCTGCTGCCGCCCCCTCCGCTCCGGCAGCTGGGGGTACTACCCCTGAGCCAGGAGCTGCGCCAAGGAAGGCCCCAGGCTCCTACCAGACCTACATCGAGTACGAGTACGTAGGGGCGCCGGACCCGGACTCCTCCGCCTCCATGCCGTCGGAGGAGATGAACTACACCGCCGGGGAGAAGACAGCTCGAGGCGGGGTCGCCATTGCGCCAGCCGTCAAGGGAGACAAGCGCTCTAACATCGAGAAGGTTATCGCTGGAGAGCGAACCTCGACCAGCCGCCAGTACGCACCTAAGAAGGGCGTTGTACCTGGGGCCAACCTTCTCCTCACCGTCAAGGGCAAGCCTGCCGCGGTGGTCCGCATCACAGCCGTCTACGCCATCAAGGGCTCAGAGGGCGGGGACGCCATCCTCCAGGACAGCGTCACTGGCACGGAAATCAGAAAGCCTATCGAAGAACTCGCTGCCGCAGAGGGTTACGACCCAATCGAGTACGCCAAGAGAATCTACAACACTACGGTACGCCGTGGTGAGGCCGCCGGCAGGGCCTACATGGGCGACCTCAATGCCAAGGCCCAGGCCGCCATCGACCAGGCCGCCCCTACAGAGGCCCCAGTTGAGGCCCCAGCCAGCCGAGCAACAAGCATCGGTATGGCGCCAGATGACGTTCAGGTACCACCTCCAGGGGAAACAACGCCCTCCGTGGCTCCTACAGGCCTCCCAGAGGCTTCTATGCCCCCGGTTGAGACCCCCGAAACGCAAGTAACGGCGACGACCCCCACAGATGCCACCGTAGCTCAGGGGACAGAGCAGGGGACTTCTAAGCCTTTGGCCGCAGGTTCGAATCCTGCCGGTGGCGCCAGCAGCGCGTTCGCATCCATGACGGCAACACCAGAACAAATCAAGGCAACGGCGGCGCCCGCCGACGGTGACTTTGGTATCGAGGGTGAGACCCAGCCGTACACACTGCCAGAAACTGACGGCAGATACGTGGGCATCATCGGCACCGCAGGGCGGCGAGGAGATGGGGCACGACTAACAGAAGGTGACTACCGATTCCTTGTCAGGTACATCGGCGGG